ATACAATCTCCATTCTGGCCAGCTTCAACAAATGTCTATCCAGGCACCTCTATTAAGGCCTTTGTTATAGATGACCCAGATATTGTATATGATATCCAAGTTTCGACTAGTAAAGACGCAGCAGCCAATGCATTTATAGCGCCACCTAATTTCCCGGTAACTAATACTACAGCTGCTAATAATGGTAATTTTGGTAACAACTTTGCTCTGAATATTGGCGGCGGTACTAATTTTGATACTGTACAAATAGGAGGAGAGGCGGCAGGTTATGCAAATAACCCAGCAACAGGTAGCATCATATCAGGGCAATCAGCTTTCTATCTTGATGCTTCAACGACTACAGTTATCAATAATGACCATGATTATAGCAAATTAACAGCTACGCTACCACTCAAGGCAATTGGCTATATGCTAAACCCTGAGAATGTAACAGCCCCTGGGCTTACAATGGTAACAACTCCGTTCTTAAACGTACGGGTAATTATTAATAACCATGTATATAGAGCTGGCAGCGCTGGTACAACACTTGCATAAACAAATAAAGGAATATTATTATGATTAATACCGGTCAAATTGCTCAATTATTACGCCCTGGACTCAAGGCAGTATTTGGACAATATCCAACATATCCAGATCAGTGGACTGAGATATTCAAAACCTATCAATCTGATAAATATCAGGAGATAGAGGTTGAACTCAAATATCTTGGTGCTGCTGATATTAAACCAGAAGGTCAACCAATTGCTACTGACAGTATGGGACAGAGAATAATTACCAATTACATACATAAAAGAGTTGGTCTATCCTTTACCATTACCAAGGAAGCAATTGAGGATAACCTCTATCAACAGCAATTTCCACAGCAAGCAGTATCTCTTAAAGACTCACTGAGAGTCACTAAGAATATCTTGGGCGCCAATGTGTTAAATAATGCATTTAACCCTGAGCATCCAATTGGCGATGGTCAACCAGTATGTTCAGCTAGTCACCCAATTGACGGGGGAGTATTTTCTAACACATTAGCTGGAGCTGCAACAGTTGACTTCAGTGAAGCTGGGGTTGAACAAGCAATCATTCAGATACAGAAATTCCCGATGCAAAGTGGAATCTTGGCCCAAACTATGGCTAGGAAACTTATTTTGCCGCGTGAGTTACAGTTTGCTGCGTCTCGCCTGCTTAATAGTGCATTTAGAACAGATGTTGCTAATAATGACATTAATGCTTTGTATAATAACGACTATATCCCCTCAGGCTATAAGATCAATCAGTACCTAACCTCGCCCACAGCTTGGTTTATTATTACTGATGCTCCTGATGGGCTAAAGCATTTCCAAAGAACATCTGTTGAAACTGATACTTACGTTGATTATCCAACTGATAATGTTATGGCAAAAGCTACAGAACGTTACTCATTTGGTGTATCAAATCCTCGTGGTATCTTTGGCTCACCTGGTGTTTAGATATTATGGGAAGAGCTAAAAAAGATTGGATCCAGGGAGCTATTAAGAAACCTGGGTCCTTAAGGAAAGTTTTAGGAATAAAGAAGGGTAAGGATATTCCACAAGCAAAGCTCGAGAAAGCAACGCGGTCAAAGAATAAACTTACCGCTAAAAGAGCACGGCTCGCTAAAACTCTCAAGGAGTTCAAACATTAATAGATAAAGTTTTAAGATTATGCCGTCAAGTTCTGGAACTTATAATTTTCAATCGGTTGTAGTGGAGCTGTTAATCCGTGAAGCATATGAGAATATTGGCATTAGCCCTGAGCTCGTTGAACCGCAGAAATTAGACTCTGCTCGGCGTAGTCTTAACCTACTTCTTCTGGACTGGATGAACAAGTCAGTTAATTTATGGACATTAAAGAGTGCTTATTTGAGTATCAACAAAGGACAAGGCCAATATATACTGCCTGACTACTTAAATGATATCACTCAAGTAAATCTTAGAACTTCCAGTCGAATGCTAAATGGTGCTCCCGCCTCAAGTAACGGAGGTGTAGCTGTTAATGCTTTTGACGATAATGATTCTACCGCCTGTACTCAAGATGCTCCAGATGGCAATATTTCCTATGATTATGGAGAAGGAAATGCGCAAAGCATTAACTTCATTGGTGTTACTTCAAGTAGTAATACCAAGTATTCGCTTATAGTTGAGTACTCACAAAACAATGTTGATTGGCAATAGTTACATGTAATTGAAGCACAGAATTTTCAAACTGGAATAACTATTTGGTTAGATATTTTAGCGCCTATGGTAGCTAGAGCTTATCGAATAAGAGAAACTGGAGGAGCTACACTTAACATTTCTGAGATCTACTTCAATAATAATGTCCTAGACATGCCAATTAGCAATGTTAGTAGGTATGAATATCTGACCTATCCTAATAAGAATCTAGAAGGACGTCCTAGTATTTATTATCTCGATCGTGGAATGGATTCTGTACTTAATATCTGGCCTACTCCCTCTGTTCAGTATAATTGCTTACAATATTCTTACGAGAAAGTTATGCAAGATGTTGGCCTATACACTAAAACTATTGAAATACCCTCTGTCTTATACCCTACTGCGGTCTTGGGTTTAAGTTTTAAATTAGCACTGAAATTCAATCCTGAAATGGCTGATATGCTCCGAGCTGAATATGAGCAATCATTTAATATAGTAGACACTAGCTATTCAGAAGATGTGGCTATCTCTATTAATAAACCACAAAGTTAAGGTGTAATATTATGAGCTGGATAAAACGCTGGAAGGGGAAATACGTAACAATTGATCCAAGTAATCCTTCTGCTCTTGGTGTCTGTGACGAGAGTGGTTTTGACTTTAATCACAAAGATCTAGTCAAGCAAATGCAGTGGCGAGGCAATAATTTAGTATGGACTGGTTTAATGGTAGGCCCTCCTTATTTGGATACACCTCAGCAGCAAAACAGACCACCAATTGTAAAAGATGATCCAAGACCAGTTACAAACCCAAGATTACCAAAGGATTATACTGATCCAGAGAGTAATCAAGTTGCTAGTAATACCGAGCTTGTATCTAAACTAAATGCAGTAAAATGGAGCTAAGAGGTTAAATTAGAGCAATGGCCGATCCAAATACAGTACGCATATTATCTTTAGACGGCGGCGGAGTTAGAGGATATTTATCACTCAAATGGCTACAACGTTTTATTCAGCAATGGGGAATTACTCCAAACGAGATATGGAAATATTTTGACGTGATTACGGGTACCTCTATTGGCGGTATCCAAGCACTTGGCTACGCTTATGGAAAAAGTCCGGATGAGTTAGAGCCTTTTTTCACGAATGAGGCAAAGCGCTTATTTACTATCCGTACCGCGGCAGAAGCTGCATTGTTTCAATGTAACGCGGGAACTGATTCTAATCGTCCGAGTTTAGCTCAAAAAATTATCATATTACTCGGAGATGCTGTTTATAACAGGGATGCTTTTTATCTGCCATATTGCCCGTATACAGCCAGCCCACCAGGAACAAGTAATTATGGGGTAAATATCCTACATGATACTCTGGTAAATCAGTTTGGTACCGACACGTTACAAGAACTTAAAACCAAGAGTTTAATTCCAGCATATGAGGTAGATACTACTACATATGTACTATTTTCTAATTATATTGACCCGTTACTTACTAATCCAACGGCTAAATTAGTTGACGTTGCTATGTCTACTGCAGCTGCTCCTGCATATTTACCTGAATATAGTTTTAATAATCATACATATATTGACGGCGGGGTATATCAGAATAACCCAGCAGAGCTTGCGCTTACTCTTGCAAAAGCTGCTAAACCAACTGCTACAAGATCATGTATTCTATCGATTGGCACCGGTATTGGCGAAATGGGTTTTTATTCCCCGCCTACTGAAGTATTAAGCGGCACCGAAAGCGTGATCTCTACAATATTCTCACTCTTTGACGTAGCTACTACAGGAGGACAAGAGTCAGTGGACTTTAATCTGAAAATGCGCTCACAGCGAACTTTAGAGCAATTATATTATTATAGGTTTCAACCAATGTTAGATCAAGCAACGCAGAATACTGAGCTTGATAATAGTGACGTATCCTTCCTAGCATATATGGAAAATCTAGCTAATAGCTCCTTTGATGCTGATATCGATAACATAAATAATTTCATTGGACATTTAATCGCATGAGTTACGATGTATTACATAGCTTGATCTCGCCTGTAACTGGCAGAGTATTATCTACCAAAGATTATGTGTTATATGGAGATCTTCAAAATATTGCAACACCTTCTCCAATTCTAATAGATATCCGGCTTGATCTATTGGAAGTACAAAGTGACATAGAGAATTTATCTAATGTTTCCTATGTAATAAAAGATCCTGACACTAACTTACCTAATGCACAAGCTTTAAGCGAGTTAGATAACGGCTTCTTATTTACCACAAACGGTATTTTAAGCACTCAAAATACGCCACCATTACCAAGTCTAACAGAAGATTATTTATGGATAGGAAATAGTAGTAATCAAGCTGTAGAAGTAGCTAATATCAATATAGAAAACTTACCATCTTTAGGAGTTACTGCTGTGCCTACACCTACTGGTGGATTTGTTGGTAAAGTTTGGGAAGGAACATCTACTGGTCGTCCTGAAGAATCTAGTATTGTTGGTGAAATGTTTGCTGATATTGGAATACTTAATGCAAAGTTCTTAGCTGGTCATTTTGTTATGCA